AGGTCAAGAACGAAGCCGCTCACGGCATCTGCGCTGACCTGACCTAAGCCGATTTATCGGTGACAACTAAGGGGGCCGGGGCAACTCAGCCCCCTTTTTCACATGAACATCAACGAAATCGCAAAGAACACCAAGGTAGTCCAGCGCAAGGCTCACACCGCTGAAGATGGCGGGATCGTGATCGAGAGTTCGCAGGATGTGGGTGGGATCATTGAGTCCAACAAGGCTCAATTCAACTCCTATGATGAGCGTGCCAAGTGGAGCGACCATTTGTTTGGGAACAAGATCGCCTCGGTTCCTTTGGTGGTGATTGACGATCTCAACAAAAAGGGCATCATGCGGGGGTTCCATGTGGTTGACCAGGCCCGATTCAAGGAATGGCTCAACAATCCTGACAACCGCGCATTCCGCACCCGTCCAGGGAGGGTCTAATGGCTATCTCCACCTATTCCGATCTCAAGACCTCGGTGGCGAACTACCTCGCCCGGTCTGATCTGACGAGTCAGATTCCTGACTTCATCACATTCGCGGAGAACCGCCTTCGCCGGGACTTGCGGATTCGCCAGATGTCTAAGCTGGTTTATGCGACCATGACGGCAAACACCGCTACGGTCTCATTGCCGAATGACTTTCTGGAGATTCGGGACATCCACCTGAACACGACTCCAATTTATGCCCTGGAGTACCTCTCTCCCAACATCTTCTATCGCAATGCCGATGTGACGACCACGGGTGTTCCGAGGAAATACACGGTTTTGGCAGATGACTTCCAGTTCGCCCCGATCCCGGATTCGGCCTACAACGTCCGAATGCTGTACTACGCAGCCCCGGCCTATCTGAGCGACACCAACACCTCAAATGCGTTCTTGGCAAACTGCCCTGATGCGCTGCTTTACGCTGCTTTGGGTGAGGCAGAGCCTTATCTGATGAACGATGAGCGTCTTGCGACCTGGGCGGCTCTGTATCAGAGGGCAATTGACTCTATCAATGCTTCCGATGATCGGGGAGAATACGCAGGTGTTCCTCTCACCATGACTTTGGCTAGGAGATAAAAATGGCTGAAATGTCGAATTACTTGGAGAACGCGCTTGTAAACGCGACTCTCCGCAACACTTCTTACACAAGTCCTACGACGGTTTATGTGGCGCTATACACCACAGACCCGACTGATGCGGATACGGGTACTGAGGTGAGTGGCAACGGATACGCCCGTCAAAGCGTGACCTTCTCGTCCCCCTCAAACGGCGCGACCTCAAACTCTGCGGCTGTGGAGTTCCCACAAGCCACGGGTTCGTGGGGAACGGTGGCCTATATCGGTCTTCGTGATGCTTCGTCCGGCGGGAATCTGCTGTATCACACCGCTTTGGATGCGTCTAAGACCATCGCTACTGGTGATGTGTTCCGCATCTCTGCTGGGTCGCTCACGGTTACGCTGACGTAATGGCTGATCTCTACCCACCGTGGACAATAGACTCCCTTGATAACCTCAAGGCGAGTCTGGATGACCTCACGCTAACGCTTGATTCTCCGCTTTACGAGACAAGCGTTACTCGGTGGGATGCCGCTGGCGCTGTAACGGCTTCAGCGAGTGTTACGGCAAACGGAACACGGGTTCAAGACGCTGCTGCTTCAATAACGGCATCTGCGAGTGTTTCCGCATCCGCTCAATTGGTGCAGAGTGGTGCTGCATCCATCACGGCATCTGGGACTTGCGAGGCAAACGCTCAGATCATCATTCCTGGCGAAGCATCTATCACTTGTTCGGCAACCGTCACCGCTAATGGCGGCATGATCTACGACGGGTCTTGTTCGATTTCAGCAAGTGCGGCGGTTTCGTGTAGCGCCAACATCACCGCTGGTGGAGTTGCATCGATCACCGCTTCAGCGACTGTTACCTGTGACGCATCAGAGCAGGGCGAAGAATGGGCAGATGTGACGCTGCCAAACTTCAACTGGACAAACGTGACACTCCCAACGAATACATGGAGTCTCGCTTAAGGGGAGCGACATGGCAGAAACAAAGATTGTGTTCGGTGAGTGGCTCCCAGATCAGCCTGGCGTGTCTGGTGCGCTCCAGGCCGCATACAACGTCTATCCTCAACAGGTTGGGTATGGGCCGATTCCTTCATTGGCGAACTATTCCAACAATGCTTCCGAGAACCTGACCGCTGTTTACTCTGGAAAGATCAGCAGCACATCGACTCTTTTTGCTGGTGGTGCTTCTAAGCTGTTCAAGTACGACTCTGCCACTCGAAACCTGACTGATGTGTCAAAGGTCGGCGGGTACACAGGTTCTGGAAAATGGAAGTTTGTCCAGTTTGGTGATGCGCTCCTTGCAACAAACAACTCGCAGAAGATTCAGTCATTCACTCTGAACTCAAGTACCGCATTCGCTGATGTGGCTGCATCTGCTCCCATCGCTGAGTACATCACGGTGGTTCGCGACTTCGTTGTCGCGGCAAACATCGCCTCTTATCCGAACAGAGTCCAATGGTCTGACATCAACGACGAGACGGATTGGACTTCTGGTGGAGCATCTCAATCCGACTTCCAGGACATTCCTGACGGCGGGGATATCCAGGGGATAACAGGTGGAGAGTTTGGGCTTGTCCTGCTAGAGAAGTCAATCGTTCGGATGAGCTATGTCGGCTCGCCGCTCTACTTCCAGTTTGACACCATCTCTCGTGAGATCGGGTGCTATGAGCCTGGATCGGTCTGTCAGTACGGGAACATGACCTTCTTCCTGTCTGATGACGGGTTCTATATGTGCGACGGCCAAAGGGTCACGCCGATTGGTGCTGAGAAGGTTGACCGCTGGTTCTGGAATGATCTTGAGCCTTCCTACGCGAACTTCAGTTCTGCCGTTGACCCAATCAAGAAGGTTGTGATCTGGTGCTATCAAAACACCACGGGCGGGTATTCCCTGCTTATCTACAACTGGCAACTCAACCGCTGGTCTTACGGCACAACTGCTGCCACCTACATTGCATCTGCGGCCACCGCCTCTACGACTCTTGAGGGATTGGATTCGTTCTCTGCCTCGATTGACGCACTTACGGTGTCTTTGGACTCCCGGCAATGGCTGGGTGGGAAATTGGTGTTTGCGGGGATTTCCGGGGCCAGGATCGTCACCTTCGAGGGCCAGCCGATGTCTGCATTTATTGAGACTGGCGACCTGAGCGCGACTGCAAGCCTTATAACTTTGGCCCGTCCGCAAATCGACAATGGCTCTGCTACCGTGGCGGTAGCATCTCGCGAGATGTTGGACGACACGATCACATACTCAACGGCTGTGGCTGCGAGTGATGAAAACCGTGTCTCCCTCAGAAGCTCCGGAAAGTACCACCGTATCAAGGTTGTTCCTACGGGCAACTGGACAACGATGGCCGGGGTTGATGTGAACATCGTCGGGAGGGGCCGTCGATGATGTTTCGTGTTCTCCCCCCGTTTGGCGCTGATCCTCGAGGCATCTCCGAGGTAGTCAATGGGTTGATGAATGGCAAGTCCAACAATACGGGGACTGTCACTCTCGCCACGGGTGGAGCATTGACCACGACTCTCTACGACGAGCGGATCAGCACAGACACGAAGATCATTCTGCTTCCGTTCTCGGCTGCGGCTTATGCCGATCAACTCCCTTTCGGAGCGTTTCAGGACTCCACCGATCAGACTGCGGCCTCGACCACAGCGGCGTATGCGGTCACCCTGAACACGACCGATTACTCAAACGGGATCACGCTTTCCAATAGCTCTCGGATCAACTTCAAGAACCCTGGGACGTACAACATCCAGTTTTCAATCCAGCTTGCCAACGACGACACCCAGATTCAGGATGTGGATATTTGGTTCAGGAAGAACGGAACCGATGTGGCGGGGAGTAACAGTAAGTTCTCTGTGCCAAACTCCCACGGCGGGACTGACGGTCATCTGATTGCGGCGCTGAATTACTTTATTGAGTTGGCGGCGAATGACTACATGGAGATCATGTGGGCGACCACATCGACATTGGTGACGATTGAGCATCTTGCTGCTCAGACTAGCCCGACCCGTCCGGCGACTCCGAGCGTGATCGTGACGGCAAACTGTGTTTCAATGGCGAGCATTGCAAATGTGTACGTTTCATCGCAGACTCAGGGATCGGCAACTATCAGCCATTACGCTAATTCCACAGCCGATAAGACCTTTGCTTACATTTTGGTGGGATGATGGAAGCACGATTGATTTCCCCCAACGATCTGCGACAATGGTGGGGATTCGTCAGACCAGGGCTGCTGCAAATCCTGCACAAGACCCCGGAACATTGGATACCCGAGGATGTCTACACAGACTGTTTTAACGGGAAATCTATGCTCTGGGTCGGCCTGGTCGATGCAAGGCCAGTCGGGTTCATGGTTCTCCAGCCCCGAAAAAACGCGCTCCATGTGTGGTGTGCGTACCTTTCCGAAGTCGGGTACTTCGATGCAGGCTGGCAACATCTCATGAACATCGTTCAACAAGGTGATGCTCAACGCATCACATTCGAATCTTGGCGACCTGGTTGGGCCAGAAAAGCCAAACAACTAGGTTTTAAGCCCCGTTCGTGGGCGCTGGAGGTCTAAATGGGCGGCGGTGGAAATACAGTAACGAGGACTGAACTCGATCCGAATATCGCGCCATACGTTACCTATGGCTTGAGCGAGGCGCAGCGGCTTTATGCCACTCCCACGCCTCAGTATTATCCCGGACAGACCTACATTGGCCCGAGCCAACAGACGCAAGCTGCACTCGCGGCGGCTCAGACTCGCGCCCTGGCCGGAAGCCCTCTGACGAGTCAGGCTCAGGGTACGGTTTCGGCTCTGATGCAGGCTCAAAACCCCGCCACAGGGGCTTATCAGCAGCTCTATAACACCGCATCTCGTGACCCTTCGCTGGGTTTTTACGAATCTCTGCGTGCTGGGCAGTTTGAGAATCCTGCGATGCAGGGCACTCAGGCGGTAGCTGAGGGTCAGTTCTTGGGTCTAAACCCGTTCTTCCAGCAGGCATTTGATCCCGCCGCCCAACGCGCTCAACAGCAGTACATGGACACGATCCGTCAGGTTCAGTCCACGGCTTCGAGGGCTGGTCGGTACGGTTCTGGCGCTGCTCAAGACCTCCAGGATCGCGCTGCGGCTCAGTTTGCCCAAGCTCTGACGGGTACGGCTGGACAGTTGGCATACCAGGGTTATGGAATGGAGCGTGGACTCCAGGAGCAGGCCCGTCAGCAACTAGCAGGATTGGGTCAACAGGCTCTGTCTACTCGCTTGGCTGGTGCTGGTGCGCTGAGTCAAGAGGCTCAACAAGCCTATCAGAACCAACTCGCCGCCGCTGGTGGGGTTGGGACTCTCGCCGCTCAGGACTTGGCCCGTCAGATGGGCGCTGCTCAGTTGGCTCCCGCTCTCGCGGAGACCGACTACCAAGACATCAACAAACTTCTCCAGGCGGGTCAAGCTGCCGAGCAGTACCAACAGGCTGCTCTTGAGTCCGATATTCAGCGATTCAACTTCCTTCAGAACCTCCCATCTGCGAAACTTCAGCAGTTCCTGTCGGCGGCTTATGGCTCACCGATGGGCGGGATTCAGGTCAGTCCGACCTATCGTAATCCCTTGGCTGGTGCGGCTGGTGGGGCTATTCTTGGTCAGGTTCTTGGCGGCGGTTCTACCGGGACTGCTGCCGGGGCGCTCCTTGGAGGACTACTGGGATGAGCGGAGCAGAGCCAATCATCGCGGCTGAGGCTGCGGCTGCTATCGGTGCAACCGAGGCGGCTGCTGCTACTGCGGCGGCGGCTGAGGCTGCTGCGGCAACGGCTGCGGCTGCTGAGGCTGCTACTGCGATGCAGGCGGCGCAAACTGCCGCGACTGCCGCGAACACCGCTAGCCCCTTCCTTACTGGCGGGATTGAACAAGCCGCTGCTGAGGGGATGAGGAATTTCGCCACTCAGTCAATGGCTGGAGTTCCTGTTCCTGGCGCACCAGGGTTTGTACCACCTGGGCCTTATGAATTGGCTGGCGGCAGTCTGATGCCTGGGGTAAACCCTGCTGTGATTGCTCCCGGTGTCGGCAAGGCTGCGACTGGCCTGACGATGATGCAAGGACTCCAGGCGGCTCGAGCAATTGGTTCTATGGGGCCGAAGCAGCAAACCACGGTAGGGATGCAGATGCGCCGTGGACAACCTGTGAACATGATGCAGCCTGCTTCACTCTTAGAGCAGAAGAGAAAGCGCAACCAGATCATTTCTCTGCTGTGAGGTAAATATGGACGAACTACTCGCGCGGCTTTTCGGGAATCAACCCTCCTACGCACCTCAGTTGCTGGGAGAGGATCAAGCCCGACTCCTTCAACAGCAGGCGCAACAGTCTGGGCTTTTGAATGTCGGTCTCGCACTTCTAGCGGGTGCTGGCCCTAGCCCTCAGCGTCGCGGTGTGGGTGAGCTTCTCGCGCAAGGCGTGATGGCTGGTCAGCAGGCATACGCCGGAGCCTATGACAAGGCTGTCCGTGATCGGATGATGCAAGAGCAACTGGCAGAGCGTCAGCAGGCTCGAGCAGAGCAGCAAGCCGCGCAAGCCCTTTTGCCGCAGATTCTGCGTCCTGGTGTTCAAACCGCAACCATGTACGGCAGGCCAGCGCAGGGCGGCATCCGTGATGAGGAAGGCAATCTATTCCCCGGCGTTGAGATGCAAGTCGGTCAACCTCAGATTGACATGAACACGCTTCAGCAGTTGCTGACTCGTGCCCCGAGCGTGGCTGGTAAGGTTCTGCCGACTGTGGAAGCCTTCCGCAAAATGACCGCTCCTCAAGAGTTTGATCTTGCAGAGGGCCAGGTTCGCTATCGGGTTGATCCGAATACGGGCCAAGCTATGCCTGTGGCTGGTGCGGCGAAGACACCAAAGCCAACCTCTGATATTCAGGAATATGAGAAAGCAGTAAGTCAAGGTTTCAAGGGTTCGCTTCTTGATTACCAAATGGCTATCCGTCAGGCCGGGGCCACCAGGCTGAATGTTGATACGGGTGGCCGGGCATTTGAGCAAAAGGCTGGTCAGTTTGCCGCCGAAACATTCCGCGATCTTGCGAACCAAGGCACTACCGCTACCAGATCAGCAATTCAACTTGATCGGCTAGACACTCTTCTTGGCAAAACTGGAGGCGGTCTTGCCACCCAAGCTAAGGCTATCGCCGGAAACTTTGGCATTGAGACAAAGAACCTAAGCGAAATCCAGGCGGCTGAGGCAATCGTGAACCAGTTGGTTCCGTTGCAGCGACCACCCGGTTCTGGAACGATGTCAGATGCTGACCTCGCCCTCTTCAAGCGGTCTTTGCCTCGCCTGATTAACACGCCTGCTGGTAACAAACAGATCATTGACACCCTCAGGGCAATCAATCAGTACGATCAGCAGATCGGTGCGATTGCTAGAGATGCGCTAAGAGGGAAGATCACACCCGAGGAAGCTGATGCTCGAATCATGAGGGTTCCGAATCCTCTTCGCAGGACTTTGGACGAAATCATTGGAGGCTAACGGCAATGAGCAAACTTGATGAAGCCCGAGCCGCTGGTTACTCTGATGATGAGATCAGGGCTTACTATCTGAGCAAAGGATTAGAACTCCCGAAAGAGCTTCAAGTCGGAGAGGCTCAGGTTACTGGCGCTCAATTGCCTAAAGCCCTGCGAATGGGCATGACGGCACTTCAAGGCCCGACCTTTGGGTTTGGCGAGGAAATCACCTCTGCCATCGCAGCGCCCATCATGCGTCGCCCTGGCGAGCCTCTGATGGATGCCTATGGACGCATCCGTGACATCCAGCGAGCTGGTATCCAGGCTTACCAAGAAGAGCAACCAATCGGCTCAATGGTTGTTCAGACCGCCGCTTCTTTGCCTCTTGGCAGGATTCTTCCCGCTGGCCAGGGATTGCGTGGTGCTGCGGTAAGTGGTGGTGTTCAGGGAGCTATCGGTGGGGCTGGTGAGGCTACGAGCATGGCCGATATTCCTGCCGAGATGATTCAGTCCGCGATTGGTGGTGCTGGTGCTGGTGGTGCTATCGAGCAAACCCGCAAGATGGTTTCACCCGTGGTCGGAGCTGCGGCTACTCGTGCGGCAGGTATGGTTCCTGGGGCCATCCAAGACCTAATCAGCATGACTCCGGCTGACTATGCTCGTCGCCGAATTGCTCAGGCAATGATCCGCGATGGCGCAACGACTGAGCAAGTGCAGGCTCGCCTTTCAAAGCTGGGCGATGAGGCTGTCATTGCAGATGCCGCAGGGAAGAATCTGAAAGACCTTCTGGACACGATGGCGACCCTTCCTGGCCGCACTCGGAACATCACAGAGCGTGTGATTCAAAGCCGACAAGCTACCCGTGGTGGGCGCTTGGAAGGTGCATCTAGAAGCGCGATGGGTGTTAGTGGTGAAGGGCTGGGAGCAACTGTAGAGGGTTTAATTACAAAACGTACAGCCGACTCCTCTCCGTTCTATCGACAGCTAGACCAGATGGTTGTGAGTGCCGATGATGACTTGGCTGGAATCCTTAACTCGGCCAGGGAACTCGGTGCTTTCAACATGGCGACAAGAATCGCCAAGGCCGAGCAGCGCCCGTTTAGTCTGAAGAAAATTGAGCCTGGCACAGAAGCGTCAATGGTTGATTTGAACTATGTCAAGCAAGGCATAGATCAACTTTTGACCACTAATCAAGCGGTTGATGCTCGCGGCAAAATGACGCCGTTTGGACGGTCTTTGGTTGGTCTACAGAACCGACTGCTCGCAAGACTTGATGATGCGACAATTGATCCTGATACGGGGGCCTCTGTTTATGCTCAGGCTCGGAGTGCATTCGCTGGCCCGACAAGAATGATTGAGTCGGCAGAGTTTGGCCGTACGGTTCTGAATCGCAGCCCTGATGAGATTCGCTCTGAACTCAGGCGCATGGGTGATTCTGAGCTTCAGGCTTTCCGAGTCGGCGCTCAGGAAAATCTCAAGATGATGGCGGGAACTCGCGCAGGACAGAACAAGCTGCTCAATATGTGGGTTGAGCCTGATACACAAGCCAAGTTGAAAGAAGTTTTCCCGAGCGAACGGGCTTATCGAGAGTTTGTTTCTCGAGTGACTGCCGAGCGCAGGATGAAAGAGCTGGAGGCTTCTGGTCGTGGTTCACAGAGCGCATCCAGGGAGGCCAGGATGGAGGATGTGGCTGCATCTCAACTTCAGGATACAGTCAATCTTGCCGCCGCCGCCAAGTCAATGGATGTCGGTACGCTGCTGAATATGATAACTAGCGGTATGCGTAGGACTGCGGTTCCTGAGCCTGTTCGAGATGAAATCGGGCGAATCCTCTTGAGTCGCGCTCAAAGCGGTGATGAAATCCGAATGATCCGCGAAGCAATGGAAAGAATGCGCCGACAGCAACAAGTCCAAACCTCGACCAGCGGTGTAGTTGGGGGCCAATTCCAATCGGTCGCTGATCCGTTTGTTGAGACTCTCAAGTCTCTCCTTCAGTAAGGAATAAATCATGCCACGCGCAAAAATCTCAGAGTTTTCAACCACCGCTGGTGATAACACCGACATTGATGGAATCAACATCGCGGAGGGTTGTGCCCCGAGTGGTATCAACGATGCCATTCGTGAGCTTATGGCCCAGCTCAAGGATTTCCAGTCCGGTGCTGCGGGTGACAACATCACGGTTGTTGGAACGCTCGCGGCCAAGGGGACTTCATCCTCTGGAGCCGACCTGAAGCTATACGAGGACACCGACAACGGCACGAACTATGTCGGGTTCATGGCTCCTGCTTCCATCGCTTCTAACGTCCAATGGACGCTTCCTAGCGCAGATGGGTCAGCCAACCAGGTGCTTCAGACGAACGGCTCTGGTGTGCTGAGTTTTGCTACCGCAGCAACTGGAGATGTGACCCAGGCAGGGAATAACGCCTTTACTGGGGCTAATACCTTCTACAACGCCACGGGACAGACCTTCGGGACTGCAACCTCAACGCAGGATGGTTTCCTGGTTACTGGTCGGGCTGGTGGATCGTCTTCGTATCGAGTGACCTTCACGCCTGGAACGCTGTCGGCAACGCGCACGGTAACCTTCCCTGACGCGACTGGTACTGCGGTTCTGGACACGGCGACTCAGACGCTCACAAACAAGACCGTAGAGGCAGGGACATTCACCAACGGATACACCGAAGAAACCGTCACGGCCAACACCGGAACGGCTTACACGATTGATCTGGCAAACGGAACGGTGCAGATTCTGACTCTCACGGGTAACTGCACATTCACCTTCCCAACCGCCACGGCTGGACGCTCCTTTATTCTGCTTCTGAAGCAAGACGGCACGGGTTCACGAACGGTGACTTGGCCTGCTGCGGTGAAGTGGCCTGGTAGCACGGCTCCTACAATCACCTCGACGGCCTCGCGCTGCGATAAGTACATCTTCACGGCTGACAACAATAGCAATTGGGTAGCGTCAAATGCTGGACAAAATTACACTGTTTAAGCAATGAAAAAAGTAATTGATTTAACAGGGCAAAAGTTCGGAAGGCTGACTGTTAAAGGTCGGTTAGAAAAACGCGATAAATATGGTCGTGTTGTGTGGCATTTGCTTTGTGATTGTGGTAGCGAGGTTTACTACGATG